ACCCTGCCCCAGATCCGGGATGTGAGCAAAGCGGTGCCCTGTGAGATCCTGGCTTACGGAAGACTGCCCCTGATGGTTTCGGAAAACTGCCTGATCAAGGGCCGGAATGGTCAGTGCTCCTGCCACACCGCCCCTGCCAAGCTGACCGACAAGACCGGTTCCGACTTCCCCATCATCAAAGACGGTAATTCCTGCCGCAGCATCCTGCTCAACGGCAAAAAGCTCAACTGGCTGGACCGGCAGGATGACCTTGCCCGCTTAGGCCTGTGGGCCACCCGGCTGTACTTTACCACAGAAAACGCCAAGGAAGTGGACCAGGTCCTCCACACCTGTCAGAATCCTGCCCCCTTTGACCCCGGCGCCTGCACCCGCGGGCTTTATCTGCGAGGTCTGGAATAACCAACGGAAGGAAATCCCCATGAACCTGATTCTAGCATCCCAGTCTCCCCGGCGGAAAGCGCTGATGGAGCTGTTCTCCATTCCCTTTACCATCCGTGTCGCGGATATCGATGAAACCATGGATCCTGAAAAAGCACCCTTTGAGGAGGTGGCCCGGGTCAGCCGGGCAAAGGCAGAAGCCATCCCCCGCACCGACAATGATGTGGTCATCGCCGCAGATACCATCGTGGTCTGTGACGGTCAGGTGCTGGGCAAACCCAAAGATGAAGCCGATGCCTTTCGGATGCTCCGCCTCCTGTCCGGCCGGGACCACCAGGTCATGACCGGCATGTGCGTCCTGCGGGGCAAGCTTGCCCAGGTCCATACCGAGGTGACGGATATTCATTTCCGCCCCCTCTCCGATCAGGAAATCCTCTCTTACATCCGCACCGGAGAGCCCATGGACAAAACGGGCATCCCTATACGGTATACGTGGGAAGACAAGGCCGGAGGGTACGGGATACAAACCGCTTTCGGTGCTATGGCTATAAAACGGATCGAGGGCGATTATTATAACGTCGTTGGTTTACCTGTCAGTCGACTATACCAAACGTTAAAAGAATTAGAGGTACTATAAAGGCGTCCTGTTATGGGACGCCTCTTTTTTTATTCTCCGTTTTTAAAACGCTTAAAACATTTTTCGATCTCGTCGCATATTATGAGAGTTTGCTCTTTCTCAGTTAATGCTAAAAATTCGTCTCCGTATTTTACAATCAGCGTATCGCGTATGGTGTCTATAATTTTTTCTTGCGGTGTCATATGGACCGCCTCCCTTTTTATAAAAATTTCCAATGGATATAAATGTCCTCGTTATCGATCTCGATATAGTAAATCAAAGTCTCGATAATCAATCGGATTTCGTTAAAATCGTTTCGGCCTAACGCCTCCTCGAAATTTTCGACGATCCGGAGAGTTTCCTCCTCGGTTAATTCTCCGACGGAGGCGTTCAGGTTTTCTAATTCCTTTTCGAGTCCGGTACGGCGTTCGTTAAGAGGATCTATCTTACTGCTAACCTGGTCGATCGTAAATTTACCGATACCGTAAAGATCCATAAAACGGGAGATTTGTTCGTCGAGTTTTTCAATCTCTTTTTTAATAATCTCGATCTTATTCGGTGCGTCGGACTGTCTCAATTTTTCCGCTCGGGCATTTCGGATATAATCCGGATCCAATGCGAGTTGTCTTATCTCGTTAAATACCAGGGTGTCTAACTCGTCCATTTTCCAATTTTTATTTTTACAATTTGGATCCTTAATCATTTTCTTTACTTTTTTGCAGCGAGAGTAACACATATACCAAAGTGTCTTAGGAGTAGTCCGTCCGTTTGCCTGTTTAGTATATTTACCGCCACAATGCTTACAATGCAAGAAACCACCTAAATAAGTCGTTTGCGCTCCGGGTTTTATTCCGGATAATTTGAATTGCTCGAGACGATCGTCCAATAGCTTAACCGCCTTGTTAAAAGTATCATCGTCGATAATAGGATCGTGATCGCCTGGGTACCATTGGTCGCGGTGTTTAATATAACCGATGTTAAGTTTGTTTCTCATTACGCTTCTCATAGTCTTAGGATCCCACGTACCGTGTTTATGAGTATATCCTTTTTCCTTAAACAGTCTTTCGATCGCCCGGAGAGGTGTACCCTGTAAAAAGAGATCGTAAATCTCTCGAATTTGCATAGCCTCGTACTCGTTAATATTAAGGGCCTCGGTAGCTTTATCGTAATTGTAACCTATTGGTTCGGTGCTACCTCCATGCCATTTACCGTCCTTAGCGCGAGCCTCTTTACCCATACCCATACGTTCCTTAATTTGTTCACGTTCCAATTGGGCGAATACTGCGAGGATACCGATCATAGCACGACCGAACGGGGTAGATGTATCGAAATTCTCGGACATAGAAACGAAATCCGTATCGTTTGCGAGAAAGACTTTTTCGATAAGATACAGAGTATCTAACTGAGACCGGCTTAAACGGTCCAGTTTGTAAACGACGACTTTATCGATCCGACCGGCGACAATATCTTTCGTCATATCTTGTAAACCCGGACGATTAGTATCGCCTCCGGAATATCCAGGGTCGGTATAAATCTTATAGACCTCCCAGCCCATAGCCTCACAATATTTTTTAAGGCGGTCGATTTGCTCTCCGATAGAATAACCGTCGACCTGTTCTTTACTGGATACCCGGACATATAACGCGACTCTTAGTACGTTTCTTACCGGTGCTAAATTCGTTAATTCGTTGCTGCTCATTTCCAATCACTCCCATTTCTGTAATTCTCGAGAGTGTGTTATAATAAAGGAGCCAACTTTATATAGGCCTCTCGAGGTTTATAGGTATCCGTCTCGATTACCGTCGAGGCGGATTTTTTGCGTTTCATAACAAAATAACAAAAACTTTTGCAACTCCTTATATATTTTATTTTTATATATCTATATACCTATATATTATATATTTTCTTAAGAGTTAAAGAAAAAAATAGATTATGTTATGGTATATAAGAAAATGATATAAAAAGCGTAGTGGTTTCCTTTAAACTCGGTGTTTTTGGAAATAAAATTGATCGATTTTCCATAACAAAATGTATAACAAAATCAAAAACGAAAACTCGGTTTTGTTATGGTTTTTGTTGTTCTTAAAAATTACCTTGTTTTCGACAAACCGTTTTTTGTTATGGTTTGGTTAGTTTTTGTTATGGTTTTTGTTATGGTTTTTGTTATGCCTCTTAGCCAATTCTAACGATACCTCGATACCCTGGGAGATCGCCTCGGCGGTTTCGACTGTTACCGGCTCTCCGTCGAAAGTAAGATTTTCACAATGAGATAACCTCGCCTTAGCGTCCGAGAAAATATCGGAAATATCGATAGGATCCTCGACCATTTCAAAATGTCGCTCGACGACGGATATAATTTTACCCTCGGCTAATCCGTCTACGCTTATTCGCAGCGCCCTACAAATCTTAATAATGTTGGTAACGCTTGAATTACCGACACCTCGTTTTAAAACGCTATCTAATGTAGAGTAAGGCATATCGATAGCTTGCGTAAATTCCCGGATACTTTTATACCGATCGAGTATTAAATCTTTTAATTTAGATTCGATGGTCATATTATCACCTCCGATTATATTCTACTCTATGATTTTCGATATTGCAAGAATTTTTTCGATATTGCGGAAAATTTTTTATAATATTACAAATTGTCTTAATTTTACGCATTTTGTAAGAAAATAAAAATTACCGCAAATTCGCAAAATTTATATTGACATTTCCGAAATTGCAATTATAATAAATCTTGTGGTTCACGAAATCGCACGAACCAAAATTTAAAAATACTGAATTTTCGTGTAAGGAGGTGTGATTATGTTTCCTAACGCTAGAGCGGAAATGGCTCGGGCCGGGGTAACGTTAAAGATCCTGGCGGAAAAGTCCGGTAAAAGTATTAGTTTGTGGTCGGCGAAATTAAACGGTAACGTCATCTGCTCCGCTTGATGGGAATGGTTCCGGTTCACAAGTTTTTCACGATTTGAACGAAGAAACTATAACAATCGGTAATGATACCTATAAAACATATGCCAGCACTACATATCCGTATTATTGGATCGCCATCGGCGGCTTAACTTAAAAAGAAAGGACTGAAACATTATGCCTTTTTCTAATACTTATGCGAACGAAATTTTAAATTACACTATGGGTAAGATCGCCTCGTTAACCGCGCCGACTTACGTTTATATCGGTCTGTCTACGAACGATCCGGAGGCGGATAACGGCACGTTTAACGAGTTGTCCGGTAACAATTACGCTCGCGTTTTGATTTCTATTAAGAACGAAACTTACCCGGACGTTATCGGATCCGCGTCCGATCGAGTGATTCAAAATACAAAACAAATTAACTGGAACAAATCTACAGGCGATTGGGCGACCGCTAAGGGTTTCGGTTTGTTTTCCGCTGTTACCGGTGGTACTCCGTTCTTTTACGGCAAACTCGACGCCGAGGTTACAGTCCCAACCGGCGCGGTCGCGTTGTTCGATCCCAATACATTAAAGATCAGTTTCCCGACTACGGACGTATCCGAGTAAAGGAGGCGTAAAAATGTCATGGTATAACATTTTATCGTTATTATTCGGAACCGGAATTTTTACCGCCATAGGCGGTTATTTTTATAAACGGATTAAAACAAACGACGATAAGACCGAGGCCGTCCAAAAGGGTGTACAAGCGTTACTCCGAGATCGACTATACGACAAGTACGAGCGTTATAGCGACCTGGGGTACGCGCCGATCCGCGCCCGTGAAAATTTCGAGAATATGTGGACTCAGTATCACAACCTCGGCAAAAATGGCGTTATGGACGATATTCACGTTAAATTTATGAAACTACCAACCGAGCCGAAAGGAGATTAAACTATGAATACCGTAAAAACCGAAACTATCGCGAGAACGATCGTTTTATTTATCGCCCTGGTTAATCAGGTGTTAGCTATCAGCGGTAAGGAGATTTTGCCTTTTACCGAGGATCAGGTTTACCAGGTCGTAACGCTGATCGGTACGATCGCCGCGTCCGCGTGGGCGTGGTGGAAAAATAACAGCTTTACCAAAAACGCTATCGAGGCGGATAAGTTACTTGAAGATCTAAAGGCTAAGGGGGCGTAACCTATGGCCTACTATGCGAGTAAGGTAATCAAAGTCTTAAAGGACGAGGTCGGTTATCTGGAAAAAGCCAGTAACAAGAACCTCGACGATAAAACCGCTAACGCCGGTTATAACAACTATACTAAGTACGCTCGCGACCTGGACGCATTGGGTTATTTCTATAATGGTCCGAAACAGGGGTACGCATACTGCGACGTTACGATCGATTGGGCGTTTGTCCAGGCGTACGGCGTAGAGGCCGCGTTAAAATTACTCTGTCAGCCGAAAAAATCTTACGGCGCCGGGTGTTATTATTCCGCTCAGTATTATAAGCAAAAAGGCCAATGGTACAAAAAGGATCCAAAACCCGGCGATCAAATCTTTTTCCGGAATTACGCGCATACCGGCCTAGTTGTCGCCGTGGATAAGACTTACGTCTATACGATCGAGGGTAACACCTCTACCAAAGTCGGCGTTGTGGCGAACGGTGGCGGCGTGTGGGAGAAGAAATATAAGTTAACCGATACGGTTATCGACGGTTACGGTCGTCCGAATTACGATCCGGAACCGAGCGAGGAAACGACCGAAAAAGTCGAGACTACTCCCGATCCTGTTAAGATTACCGTTAAGGAATGGCAGACCGCAGCGATCGCCGACGGTTTCGAATTTCCTAAGTACGGCGCGGACGGTGTTTGGGGCGCGGAGTGTGTTTCTGTGGCTCGTAAAGCGGTCGTAAAGGTAAGAAATACTTATAAGTATAAAAACCTTACCAGGCTCGTCCAGAGGGTCGTAGGCGTTACCGTAGATGGTTTATGCGGTAAACAGACCGACGCGGCGATCCGCGAATATCAGCGCGAAAACGGATTAACGGTCGACGGTGAGGTCGGTCTTAATACGTGGCGTAAGATCCTGGGCGTTTAACGACCGCCTGAGCGCCGTTTTATTTGAGGCGAGTTAAGTTATTCCGAAATAATTAAAACCGTTCTACGGGCCTCTCTAAGGCTCGAGGGGTATACAGAAAGCAAAAGGGCCGGGGAGATTACTCCTCGGCCTCTTTTTTGTTATGCGAAATAGGTTAGCGTTACCAATAATGTACCGGATACCGCGAGTACCATTAAGACCATAGCAATAAAAATAGCGATCTCTTTTGGGTAGTTACGCATTTTCATAGATAAACCTCTTTCTTTAACGAAATTGAGTAAATAGTGTTTTAGGAAAACCGGGGAGTATTTCCCCGGTTTTACTTATTTCGACTCGGTAATTCTTAACTCGGCAAAAAACGGAATATCCGATTTTTCTAAAACGTAACTATCGTCGTCCTCGTCGTACCGTACGTATTTATACTTTCCTCCGGAAATCGTACATTCGATTTTTTCAATCCGATTTTCGTTTAGTAATTTTAATACATGAGAACAGGATCCCGATTTAATATAACCAATGTGTACGTTATCCGTGATAACTTTTATCGCCTTAGGATCGATCGGGTTATTCGGTTCGGGTATTAACTGAGTTTTAACAGGGTAAAACTCATATTGATATATCCGCTCGCCCTCCAAACCCTCGTCGACCAATGCCTTTTTACTGAGTTTATAATCGTCATTCTTAATCGATAATGACATAATGTTGTCGATATAATGGCTCGTTCCGGCGATTCGATAATTTTTAACAACTCCCATTTTGTTACCTCTTTCGTTAAATTTCTAACAAGTCCTCGACGGTACAGGCGAGCGCCTGGGCCAGTTTGTACACAGTGAGCGCTGCGGCGGCGTTAATATCTTTTACGCCTTGCTCGTAGTGCTGAATCATACGGATATTAACTCCGGACAACTCGGCGAGTTTGGTTTGACTGAGATCGGACGCCTTACGGATCCGTTTTAAATTTGTCAT